AAGGCGCATGGCGCGGACCAAGTCGCGAAGATCGCCGCGAGCATGGCCGAGTTCGGCTGGACCGTGCCCTGCCTCGTGGCCGAGGACGGCGAGTTGATCGCGGGCCATGGCCGGGTGCTGGCGGCCACGCAACTCGGGCTAACCGATGCGCCGGTGATCGTGCTCGTGCATCTGACCGAGGTGCAGCGGCGGGCCTATCGGATCGCCGACAACAAGCTGACGGAACTCGGCACCTGGGACGAGGCGCTGCTGTCGGCGGAGTTGAACAACCTGCTGGCTGAGGATTTCGATCTGTCGCTGGTCGGGTTTACCGACGGCGAGTTAGACAAGTTGCTGGCCTTTGTGCCGGAGGGGGACGGTGAAGAGGGCGGCGCCGGGGGCACTGTGCCGCCGGTGACCATCCCCGAACCGCCGCGCAATCCAGCCTCGCGCACCGGCGATCTGTGGATCCTCGGCGATCACCGGCTGCTGTGCGGTGACAGCACCAGCGCGGCCGATGTGCGTCGTCTGATGAATGGCGAGCGGGCGATCCTGTTCGCCACCGACCCGCCCTATCTGGTGGACTATGACGGCTCGAACCATCCGACCCGGAACAAGGACTGGTCGGCCTCCTATGGCACGACCTGGGACGACAGTTCGCAGGGGGCGGAACTCTACGACGGCTTCATCGCTGCCGCCGTGGCCGAGGCGATTGCCGAAGACGCTGCCTGGTATTGCTGGCACGCCTCGCGTCGTCAGGCGATGCTGGAAGCCTGCTGGGAAAAGGTGGGGGCCTTCGTCCATCAGCAGATCATCTGGGTGAAAGACCGCGGGGTTTTGACCCGGTCGCACTATCTCTGGAAGCACGAGCCCTGCTTCATGAGCTGGATCAGGGGCAATCGCCCGCCGAAAGTGGCGGAAGAAACCTTGGCCTCGACATGGGCGCTGCCGAGTTTTGCCAAGGATGACCGCCCCGACCATCCGACGCCGAAACCGCTCGACGCTTTCGGCATCCCGATGCGCCAGCATGTGGTGCGCGGCGGGCTGTGCTACGAGCCGTTCTGCGGTTCGGGTTCGCAGATCATCGCGGGCGAGGCCAATGGCCGCCGCGTCTTCGCGATGGAGATCAGCCCGGCCTACATCGACGTCGCTGTCGTGCGTTGGCAGGCTGAGACCGGTCGCGACGCGCTCCTTGATGGCGATGGCCGATCTTTCACGCAGGTGAGGGCCGAGCGGTTGGGCGAAAACGTCGACGCCGCGCCCGAACCCACTGCTTCTCCTTTGATTCCCGCCGCGTGAGGCCATGCATGACCTGGTTGTACCTTCCTCCGGAAACCATTCCGGCACCGATGACGCATGCCTGCTCGGCCTCTCCCTCTGCTCCGGCGCAGGCGGGCTCGACCTCGGACTGCAACTTGCCCTCCCCGGATATCGTACTGTGGGCTATGTCGAGCGGGAAACCTTTGCCGCAGCCACCCTCGTGGCGCGGATGGAAGACGCGTCCCTGGATCAGGCTGTTGCCTGGGACGACGTTGGAACCTTCGACGGCCGACCGTGGCGCGGCGCGGTGGACATCATCACTGCGGGCTATCCGTGCCAGCCGTTCTCGGTCGCAGGCCGACGGCTCGGCAGCGAGGATCCGCGCCACCTCTGGCCCCATGTCGCCCGCATCATCGACGAGGTCCAGCCGCCCTTCGTCTTCCTCGAGAATGTCGCCCATCATCTCCGCCTCGGCTTCCCCGAAGTCGCCAGCGGATTGGTCGGCATGGGCTACCGCCTTACGGCAGGCCTCTTCACGGCGGCGGAAGTCGGCGCGCCCCACCGGCGCGAACGGCTCTTCATTCTCGCCATCCGCGAAGGCTGCGAGCTGGCCGACCCCGCGCGCCTGCTCTGGCGTCCGGTCGAGTGGCGGGAATCGGACGGAGATTCTGCGGCTCTGGCCGACGCCGAGGGCCAGCGCCAACGAGAACCGGCAGACCAAGCCGACGCCGTCGCAGGAAGCGGGGCAGCATGGGATGAACCTCGCGACGACGGCAGCCCTATGGCCGACGCCGCAGATCGACAGTTTCCGCAGCCGGGGTGGCGACAGGCGCGACGAGAAGGGTCTGGACCGCATGGCCCGGGACTGGCCGACGCCGATGGCGAACGACGGCTGCAAGCCGAGCGCGGGCAACCGGCGGACAGCCGACCTGACCCATGCGGCCGGGATGTGGATGACGCCGACGGCGCGGGATCACAAGGACGGGGCGACGACACTTGCGAACACGCCGGTGAACGGCCTGCTTGGCCGCCAGGTCCTGGCGACGCCGATGGCTGGGAGCAATACCTGCGATGTGCGCCGAACCTTGAACCCGCTGTTCGTCGAGGCGCTGATGGGCTGGCCCACCGGGTGGACCGGCTTCGCCTCTGTGGCAACGGCGTGGTCCCCTTGGTTGCAGCGCATGCGTTGCGAACTCTCGCGGCTGAACTGCTGGCCGATGGATGACGGGGTGCCAGCATGAAGCAGTCACGCCTCATGTCGCTGGTCGAATCCGTCGCCAACGTGATCGTCGGCTACGGCGTTGCGGTCGTCACGCAAATCCTGATCTTCCCGGTCTTCGGGCTGCACACGACGTTGGCCCAGAACCTGAAGATGGGCGCGGTTTTCACAGTCGTGAGCATCGCGCGGTCATACTTCCTGCGGCGTCTGTTCGAGGCGATCCGCATGCGGTAACGTTGATTGGCTATGCCCAAGGGGGCAGACGATGGCCGGAGGGGCATGGTGGGAGTTTGATGAAGCAAAGTCCACGTGGCGTGCTATCGCTTATGAGTGTAGCTGGATGCAGCATAGTGCGATCAGGAGGGATAGTTGCAGCTTGAGAATGTAGACGCCAATCTTCGCAGCCATGTGTTCGAGTTCTTTTATTGGTTCTCGAGATTTGAATTTGCACTCAAGGAGAGAAGATTCCTTAAGTCAAAAGCCATCGGGGCGCGCGCTGAGCCGGACTGGACAGACTTCATCAAGAAGTTCGAAAGCCAATACGAGCTTAGTCAAGACGGCAGTTCGCTCATTGCTCAGAACCCCAAATGTCAAATTGTCGGACAGCACGAACTAGAATTCGTACCGGTCACTTATAAGGATCAGCCTTCAGAGCTCCGGCAAGTGGTCACGCTACTGAAGACAGTACGCAACAACCTCTTTCACGGCGGCAAGCATGGCGATGATGGCTGGGATGACCCAGAGCGCATAATGGCTCTATTGGGGCTGTCAATTCGCGTTCTCCACGAACTTGCTGATCTCGCAGACTTTGGGGCTGACTACACGAGATACTATTAAGTCGCCGAATGCACTCTGCAAATTCGCAAGGGACCCTTCGCATCGATTTTGCGCTTGAACGGGGATGATTTACCGCCGCCCCGGCGGGACGGCGGCCAACAGCTTTGTCAGGGTCGGGTGCATCAGGCAGCAGGGATTTTGTAAACGCGCCCTCGTTCTTCGACTTTCTCCGATGTCACTTCGAGCCCGAGCTTCTTCTTCAGCGCCCCGGCCATCGCGCCGCGCACTGAGTGCGACTGCCACTCGGTCGCGGCCATGATCTCCTCGATGGTCGCGCCATCTGGCGCGCGCAGCATGGCGATCAGAGTGGCCTGCTTGGTACCCTCGCGCGGCGTGCGCGCCTTGGGCGCTGCGTCTGGTTCGCTGGGGGTTTCGGGCGCGGCTTCGTCGGTCTGCCCGTCCGTCGCGCCCACTGGCACGGTGTGCGTATCCTCCGGCTCGATGCCAATAGCGGCGAGGCCCGTGTCGGTGGCGGCCAGCGTGGTGCTGTGGCCGTCGCCGGTTTCGCGCCACATGGGTTCGCCCTTGCGCGGGTCGGCGTCGACCTCCTGCAGGAGGCCCTTGGCGATCATCGCGCCAACCACCTTTGCGGCGGCCCCGCCGCGCAGGCTCTCTGGCAGCGGCAGTGCGATGCGTTCGGGCCGCTGGGCGGCGGCGCTCAGGATCAAGGCTTGGGTGTCGGAAAGTTGGGTCATCGTCGTCTCCGTATCGGGGCGCGCGGGATGCGAGCCCTTCTACGAGGCCAAGCCCCGCAGGGCGGGGCTGGCGCGATGGCTGGGTGGGTTACTCGGCGTGTTCTCCCTCGCCGAAAAGGAAATCGGTGATCTTCTGGAGGTCGCTGGCGACGCTGCCAATCGAGCCGACGCTGCCCCAATTGACCGCTTCCGGATCGAAGTTGAAATGGTCGTCGCTGAGCGCCTGAAGCCGGGCGAGCATCGCGTCGATCTCGGCCTTCTTGCCGATGAAGGCATCGAGGGCTTTCGTGTTGTCTTGTGCGCGGCGGGTCATTTCGGTGGCTCCGTGGTGAGTTGCATCGTTCTTGTGGAGACACGTTCGCTCTGTCCGGGACGCTTATCAACTCGATAAGCATATGAATATGAATGATAATCGGAGCTGCCAATGCAGGGCATGAGCGAGCGCCAGTACGCCGCGCATGTCGGCCTGTCGCGAGGCGCGATCCAGAAAGCGAAGGCGGCCGAACGACTGGTTCTGTTCGCCGATGGCAGCATCGATGCCGGGGCCAGCGATGTGCGTCGGGCGGAAACCACCGACCCGTCGAAGACCCGGAAGCCGCCGGAGCCGAAGCTGAAGCCGGTGCCCGAGGCCGCCGTCGCAGCCGTCGGCGACACTCTGCGCGAGCAGGGTCTGGCAGTACCAGTGGTTGGCGGTGGTACGACCTACCTGCAGGCCAAGACCGCCAACGAGGTGCTGAAAGCGCAGGAGCGGCGGATCCGGCTGCAAAAGCTGAAGGGGGAATTGATCGAGCGGGTCCGGGCGCTGTCGCTGGTGTTCCGGCTGGCGCGGGAGGTGCGGGACGCTTGGGTGAACTGGCCCGCGCGATCGTCGGCATTGATGGCGGCGGAACTGGGCGTGGAACCGGCCGCGATGCAGAAGGCCTTGGAAAAACATGTACGCGCCCACCTCGACGAACTTGCCGAGGTCCGGCCTGACTTCTGGTGAAACTGGCGACGACCTGACGGATTTCGACGGCGCGACAGAAATC